TTATTCTTCCTCCTGATCTTTATTTACTACTTTGTCTGCTACTTCTAAACCTTTTGTTAATGCTTTGGGTACGTTATATCCTGCTTCCACAAAATTTTCCACGATAGATCGAATCTCGTTGATCAGCAATGACGCCAATACAAACCATCCGAGTAATGTTGTAACCCCAAGATCTACACCAATTACTTTTCCAATCTCAATGAAAACTGCTGATGATCCGAATGCTACCATTATCATGATCCAGTATCCTAACTTTTTCATGACACCTCTCCAGCCAATTCGTGAACTTACTTTTCCTTCCATCTTCGCGCCCATCCAACCAGTAAACTGATCCGCTACATTCAGTGCCAGATAAGCCACAAAAAGAATCCAGTGTTCGCCTAAAATGTAACTCAGTACGGCAACGATCGATCCGGTCACTGCGTTATATGTGTCAATTACATTGTTTGTCATTTTCTTCATTTCCCTCACTTTCCTTTCTTTACAGAAAATATTATTTTGTTGCATAAAAATAAGACCTTTATAGGTCCTGCTCTGATTTCCATATTCTTCTTCATTCTATTCTCCCACTTCTGCATCTTGAATCTCATAAAACTTATTTGTGAACTCTGCAATATCTTTTCTGATCTGCACTTTGTTCGCTTTATAAAGATTCCGATCCTGGATTGTCTGGTTTACATTATCGTTACCTGCTCCGTCAGACGTGACGTTTGCAGACAAATAAACCACCTGTTTATCTACATCTCCGTCTTTTACTGTGATTGTTCCTGTAAGTGTTGTGCTTTTCTTTGTTTCTAACATAGTTATGCTCCTTTCATTTTTGCATAAATATAGGCATCAGCGATTAAGCCAATGCCTGAGTTAATTGTTTTATTGTTTTTTCTGCCTGCAGTAATCTTGTCTGCAGATCATTGATGATTGCTTCTTGCATGTCGATTCGACCTGCTTGATATATTAAATCTTTTCTGGTCTTTTGGATCATGAAGGTATTTGCTCCGATCAATTCATCGTATGCCAACGTGTAAACCTCAGTCATATTTTTTTCGCCATATGTTTTTTCAGCATACTCCGGATCTATATGATGTGTTGCACATATGCCAAATTGTTCGTTGTAAGATTTCCCATAATCGTTCAAAACACTATTTACATTCTGTGCCTTGAAACCTATGTGATAGGAATTATCGGTATCATCTTTGAATCTGTACTTAATTGGCTCCAATTGCATATAAGATTTGATAAAATCGTCATCAAAGTGTCGGAAATCTTTCTTGATTCTTTCGTCAGAGCTGTTACGGAACCCTTTTCTGGAGCTAACTCCTGATGTTTCTATATACATCATTCCAGAACCAGAATCTCCGTTTACATAAAACGCATGATATCCAGCATAATAATAAATATTGTTTGTGTTATTATAGTTACCACAACTTATATATGCATCAGCTCTATCTTTCCATGTATAATGCCCACCTGAAGCATTATAAATCCAACCATCCGCAATAAAATCTGTTGCATATAAATTTCGATAGCATTTAACCCCATCACCCATCGATAATATGCGGCAATCACCGCCCCATTTAAATTCAAATCCCGTGGATGATAAAAAAGAGGAATTATTGTCTGAGTAAATGTAAAGCGTACCATTCATTATAGCTAACGCATCATTACTATTCCTATCATTACACATTAAATTATTTGCAAATACGGAACCATCATATGAAACAATAAAATTAGAATCTTTAGAATTTGTTCCACCTGCCCAAAACGCACAATCATCAGAGCCAATACCAGAACAAGTAGACCCGCTACCAGTTTTCAGATATGTATCGGTAATCTCATACTTACCAATTGTTCCGTTTATAGCAGTAATTTTTCCTGAAATATCGGCATTGCTCGAAGTTAATTTACCATCATACCCAACTCTAAAAGGAGCAGAATTGCTATCTTCTCCGCCTGCCCAAAAAGCCTGATTTCCGCCAATACCAGTACACGTAGAGCCACTTCCAGTGGTGAGCCATTGATCAGTAATCTCATATTTACCAATCGTACCTTCCGTAGCAGTAATCTCACCACTCAAGTTCGCATTCGTGGCAATCAAATTACCATTTGAATCCCAACTCAAATTAGGACTTGTAAAGCTACCATCACTCAGATTTAAGAATGATCCCTGCGTACCACCAGAAGAGATGTAGTTGCGAGATTTGATGGCATCTGTTGCGATTTTGTCTGCTGTGATGGAATTGGTGTAAATCTTGCCGCCATCAATCCATGTAGTATTAGTTGTCCAATTTGATACCAAACTAGCTTGCGGAAGATAGTCTTCAGGGGCTGGAGTCCAGTCTGTTGCTTTATTTCCTTTTTCAACTTTAAAGCTCTTTACCTGTACTGATCCACTTTGGATATAATCAGTTCTAATACCACAAGCCCAATATTCGTTTTTTACATGATATTTACTTAGTACGACAGAATATAGAAGTTCATATACTCCGCTCCCAGACAATGTCGGTCTAAGAGTTGATGGAAAATTCCCGCCGTCCCAAAGCGTAACATTTCCATATCCTTGCAACCATATTTGTATTGTTTTCCCACTTGCTGCTACAAGATTATCATATTTAATATACATATGAACTGTTATCGTATTGCCTACTTTTAGATTATCCAAATAAACTCGTCCAATATCAAAACAAGTGTTAGCACTACCAGTAAAATTTGTGTATGGTGTACTATATTCGTTAGATGTACCTCTTGCCAAGTTCCTGCCACCAACTTCTAAAACATCAACTTTGCTCTGCGCTACTTTCCCGATCTCATTTTTGGCATCCGTATTTAATCCATTAAAAGTAACCAAACCATGCATATTAATAGCAGATGCTACTAATGTTGCGGTCCGATCAGTCAGTTCGAAATCAGTTGAACTTGTACCAGACTTGACCAGCCAATTGAATTTATCAGCTGTTTGAGTTGCTACGGTTTCTGCTGCTGTGATTTGCTGATTTGTGTCCTCTGGTGCGATTGTAAAATCAGTTGCTTTATTTCCCGTTTCCAATTTCGGATGATAGAAATAAATAGCTGATTTACCAACAAAATTAAACCAATACATGTCAACAGTATTTAAATCATTAGCGATGGTAATTGTATATGTATATCGTTTCCATGTTGTTGTCAAGTCAAACACTTTAGTATAATTACCAGTAATACACGTTTGAATTTGTGATCCTGATGCAGCATCTGATTTAGCATAGAACGAATACGTATATTGCCCCGATTTAAAATAAGTATGTCGTTCTTTTGGTTCTAGCCAAGCGGCGCCATACGTCCCTTCAGAATTAACAATTTTAATTGCTTTTGAACCACCGTCAGGATCTGATTGTCCATAAGTAATCGCAAGTTTAGTTCCTTTAATCCATGTACTCATGGTATCAGCATCTCTTAACAGATTCCTGCCACCAATCTCCAGATTATCATACTTAGCTTCAGTAGCAGAAACTCGTGTGGTTAGCCCACTTAAGCTTGTTTCGATCGTAGTTGTCCTGGATGATACCGCTGCAATTGACTGATCCTGATTGTTTAACTTTGTTGTATGTTCGCCAATCGTGGTTTTCATACTGTTTACTGTATTAACAGTCGAATTGTAATTGTCAATTAGCGTGTCGTAATTTCCTTTGATCGTTGTGCTGTCTGAAATCAATGTCGAAATCTGTCCCTGCATTACACCAATGGATGTTGTGTGAGATGATATGATTTCATTTGTATCTTCTGGTGCTGGAGTCCAGTCTGTGGCTTTGTTTCCTTTTTCTACTTTAAGATCTTTTATCAACCAAGTGGCTTTATAACCCTTACCTTCTGGGTTACATCTAGTTCCAATTCCGATTTGTCCATCATCATTCAATACCATTGATGCTTTATACGTTACCCAAGTATCTTGAGTTGGTTTTGGAGATGTTAAGGAACTGGTAGCATATGGATTTGTACCAGTCTCATTTGCAATTAATAAATCATATCCATCTGATGCTGTTGTTTCAGACTTTACGTTTTTAGCTTTGAAGCTAATAGTAATTATTTGACCTGCATATTCTGTTAATCCAGTATAACGAGCTACATGCCAACCATTAGTAGCTACTAATTTATAAATTCGTTCTTCCGTACTATAAGCGGTAAAAGAACCAGCCCACCCATTTTGCTTCCAATTAGAGTTAATTTCCGCTTTTGATGAACCAATGATTAAATTCCTTCCACCAACTTCAATGTTATTAACAGTAGTCTCTAGTGTATTAAATACAACATCAAGGGTCTGATTCCTATCGTCAAACGCGACAGTTGAAGATTTTAGCTTCGTCGCGGAACCATTAACCTCTTTAATAACACTGTTGATATCCAGTTTTGAACCGGCAATATTTGCATCATCAGCTACAACACTATCTCTAATGATCTTTCTCTGAATCGTTTTCTCTGTAGCTCCAAGTGCATCCCATATCAGATTTCCATTCTTGTCCCAGACAGACATACTGTAATCGTTCGAAGCATCTTTTCCGATTTGGACTCTGACACGGTTTGCATCGGATATCTGAATAGTGTTATCACTCCATTTTGACTTACCATCAGAACTATGTACCGTCAGATTTGTTGTATTAATGTCCATGCCTGTGATCTTATCAAACGACAGATTCTCAATCATAGCATTTTTGATCATACCGTTTTCGATCGTCGTATTCTTCGATGTCAATGTTAAGTTCTGAATGTTGTCAGACGTAAGATTCCCGTTTACTAATGTATTCAGATCAGCATAATCACTTTCTAATACTCCAACTCTGCCAATTGCTGCATTGAGGTCCGTGATCGTAGCTTTTGTTGCAACTAGTTTATCGATCTCTGCATCTTTTGTTTTCAGCTTTGTAATCTCAGCGTTGGTAGTATTTAAATTCGTAATCGTTGCATAAGTAAGTTTTGCATCTGTAGCTTTTAGGTAATCAGCCTCAATATTCGCAATTCTAGCATTCGTTGCATTAAGATTCGTCGCGGTTGCTTCTTTAAATGTTGCATGGTCAGATTCTAAGGTGTTGATTTTTGCATTTGATGCCTGCAAGTCATCTGTGAATGTCTGTTTAAAATTTGCCACATCAGTTTTTAAAGTTTCAAACTCACCTGTTTTAAATTTCAAAACATCTCCAGACAAATTCTTGATCGTTGCATTTGTTGCTGTCAGATTATCCACCATGAGTTTTTTTACAAACGCTAATTCGTACTCAACTCGTTCTGCCATTTCGGTTATAGGACCTTTTGTGTCAGAATCATCTTCCTCAGCGGTATTCCCATAGCTTGCAATTGTCTGCATCAATCCACCGTCATAACTTGTTATCAATGATATGATCGGTATTGTAAATTTCGTGCCATCATTTTTTACAGCAGTAACAATATCTCCGATATCAAGCCTCGTATCTCCGATAAATCTTAATGCTGCAGGCGTGAATACTAAGCCTTGGACAGTATTGTAAACACCGTCTAATATACTCTGTGTCATAACCGGATTTTGCATACTTATGCCGGTAGCTCCTGATCCAGATGAAAGTGTCTGATCTGAGTTATCACATATCAGTCTTTTGATACTGAAACTTTCTTCTGTTTCTTGCAGATCGTTATAAAATATATTGCTTGGAATCTCGTAATCAATATCCTGATACCATCGAAACTCGATCATTCCAGTTCTTCCACATATAGCAAATTTGCCGAATAATCCTGCGATAAATCCGATGGTTTCTTTGTATGTATATCCATCAAAAGGATTTACATATGTTGTGATCACTTCGCTTTCCTCGGTTTCTTCGTTGTAATCACCCTCCTCAATGATCGCTCTTTGATTAATCTGGATTCCTCGTTGTAATGTAGATGTATCAATCGCCACGCCTGTCATCGTGCTGATTTCAGCCAATACATCTACTGCATCAACTGGATATCCTAATTTGGAATAATATGCCCCATTGCATCTGCTTGCTAATCTGTCATATGCGGTAAACGTAACCTTGTTGCTTTCAATCTTGGGATTCTGGATCGTATATAACCCCATCGGAATATATTCCATCTCTCCATCGACTTCCACGCCGATCTCCAAGCTGACTTCTTTTCCAGACAATGCAATTCCTTTATTCTCAATCGTTGCCTGAACATAGCTCGCCACTGCACTCCCGATCGTTATTTCTTCCGCACCAGACGTTATTGTAAAATTCTTTACAGATTCTACTAATACTTTTTCGTTCTCCAGAAGCCTTGTATTAAATTTTCTGTTTGACCCTGCTATTGCATCGCCAAATTTTTTACTTGCCTGATACATATAGCATCACCTCCGGCTAGTCTTCGATCATAAACATCAGGTCTTCAATATCGGCTACAGATGGGATGTCATAGCGATCTGCATTTTCACATCGTTCAAGTTCTGCGAATGAAACTTTCATGATATCAATATCAGTATCCACTTCCTGCAGTTCTTTGATTTCTTCATTTACAATCTCTTTGCTTTCATCTGTCATTTCATACTGGTTTTCTTTCACGATCGGCTTATCGTCCTTATCTTTTTCTGCGTATCGTTCACAGATCTTAAGGCGGTTTTCATCATATTCTTCGATCGCTTTTCGGAATGCTTTCATATTTTTAGAAATTGCATATCCTAATTTTGCCGTGTAAACTTTGCTTGACTGTTTTACTAATCCTTCGTGGATTCTCATAATCTCTTTTAACTTCATTTCCATCTCTCCTATTTCTGCACGATCTGAACGCTCGCACTTTTATAATAATAAATACCATCTCCGATATACCCCAGATGTTCTTTTGTAAGAGTTCCGCGGTATACAGTGATGGTATGTGTTGTTCCCATGTCTCTAAATGTGATCGGAAAGAATCCTTTCACAAGATTATTTTTTATCTTCTTAACTTCGGACTCTGTGAGGACTCCCCACTTGATATCCAATGTCTTTTTCTCTGCAATTGCTTCTCCGATCATATCTCCTGATGATGATCGTTCGGTATTGGCACTCCAGATGATTTCGTCTGAAGTGCTTAGTTCAACCGGCTCTGGTAATGCAGTGTTTCCACATGTCAGTGTTGCCATCTTATTTCTCCTTAGATCAGGATCGGTCGTTTGCCGGCTCTGATATCTGCGTTGTTGTTGTCATTTACGGTTTTAGTTATTTTCTTCCCATCCAGGTAAACATCTGTATCAATAGATTTGACAGCATTGATCAGTTCCATGAGCAGGCGGATGATTTGATCATCTTTACTGCTGCCACCAGATAATTCTGCTGCTTTCTTTGCCATGGCGATCATCTTATCTTCTGGTGCTACGACCTCACCTTGATGGCGGTTATCTCCGATCATGGCTAGCTGTGGGGTGTTTTTCTTTACGTATCCACCTTGAGCAAGATGCTTAATTGGATTTTTGCCAAAAATCTTTGCTTTACTTAAAACTCCATTTAATTTATCAATGATATGTGTATTTACCCATCCTTTAACAGAATCAACCGCTGTTTTTACTCTTGCCGTCAATGTTACAGTTTTTGATTTTAAAGAGTTCCAACCTTTTCTTATCTTTGATATTGCACTTGTTGCTTTATTCTTTGCGTATGCTTTTAATGTTGCTGTTTTATCTTTAACTGTCTTAAAAGCATTTTTTATTGACGTTAGACCTTTTCCTGCCTTATTTTCAGCCTGCCCAATAAGAGTTACTGTTTTATCTTTTACAGAATCCCAAGCTCCCTTAAGTTTTGCAATTACACCAGATGCTTTTTCTTTCGCTTCCGCAATTAATTCAGCACCCCTGTCTTTGATAGATTCCCATCCAGATTTTAATTTATCAATTGCTCCTTCTGCCTTTTCCTTAGCAGTCGCAATTAATTCAGCACCTCTGTCCTTAATATTCTCCCAAGCATTATGCAATTTTTCTAATGTACCTTGAGCTTTTTCTTTTGCTTCAGCAACTAAAGTTGTCGCACGATCTTTGATGGATTCCCATCCTTCTTTCAGATTTGCGATCGCACCATCTGCCTTTTCTTTCGCTTCTGCTACCAATGATGCCGCTTTGTCTTTAACGGACTCCCAACCTTCTTTTAGGGTGTTCAGCGCACCTTTAACCTTTTCTTTGGCTTCAGCTTCCAGTTTAGCTTTCTTGTTCTTGATGCCTTCCCAAAGTTTTTTGATTGATTGGATTGGATGAATGTTCTTCTTCGCCCATTTCCATAGATTTTTAAATCCTGTAGCAATTCCAATCAAGAATTTTCCAAACTTGGTTTTCTTAATTTTTCCCCAGTTTTTATAAATCAAAATACCTGCAGCAGCTAAAGCTGTGATCGCTACAATTACTAATCCAATTGGACTTGTAAGAAACGCCATTGCTATTCCAAACGCTTTCGTAACAACTGTGGCAATTGAACATGCTGCGCTCCATGCTTTTGTAGCAATTGTCATTGCTGTCTGTGCTACTTTAGTCGCGATCATGATAGCTTTATTCTTGATCATCTGTGCTGCTTGTTTTACAAATTCTACTGTTGTTTTTGCAATTCCGACAGCTAAATTCTTAACATATGATGCACCCAACAGAATTGTCTGTTTAATATCGGCTGCTTTTGCTGTTACGGCAAGTTTGATCTTACCTGCAAGAGTAGCAAATGATTTTGCAAATGGAGCAACTGCATCTTTAGCATATAAAGCATTTAAGTATAATGTTTCTGCTTTATCTTTGATCTTCGCTACTGTTGCAAGCTTAACCATTTCAGCGAGTGCTTTGAATGCTTTTCCTGCACCGCCCATCTGACCGATAAGTGACAAAAATTCAATTCCTTTGACTGCTGCATTAAAACCAAGAAATGCTACCGTGATTGCCTGCACTTCGCCTTGATGTTTATTGATCCAGTTTGCTAATCCGTTCAATCCCTTAACCAGAAGATCTAAGAATCCGATGATCGCATCTCCGACAAAGTTAGCAAGCGATTTGAATAAGTGATCCCATGCCCACTGCCATAGTGGCTGCAATGCTTTGCATACTGCTGTCAGTACATTTAGTGCTGCAGCTAATAATTCAATCAGTTTTGGAGCAAGTTTCTGCATCGTCCATTTTCCTAATGGTACCAACATGTTCTTCCAGATCCATTTGAAAGCACCTATTGCAACCTTACTAAATGCACTAAAAGCTACTCTTAGCTTATCAATTGCTTTTCTAAGATTATCATAGCCTTTTCCAAGTTTCGTAGCTTTTTCATCTTCTCCTGCAGGAAGAGAACCCATATCCACAGTACCGCCAGATGTTCCACTACCTGCAGAACCTGTACCAGAAGATGGTGTAGAACTCTTTGATCCGGATGATCCTTTTGTTTCAGTCAATTTATTGATCTGATCAAATCCCATCAATCCAGAAATCTTCTTTGCTGTTTTTTTTGCAGTGTCTCCGACTTTTTTTGTTGATTTGTTCAGGCTGTTAGAAGCTCCTGTTGCCTTGTTTAAGCTATCTGATACTTTTCCCGCACTTGCTGCAGTCTTATCAAGACTTGTAGATGCCCCAGTGCTCTTCTTGCCCATGATCATTGTAGTAAATGACTTGAATGCGTTTGCAAGAGTCATCAGCTTTCCAAGAACGGTATTGATCACTTTAACAATCGGTAAAAAGAGATTGATCAATCCTTGTCCGATCGATGCCTTTAAGGAATCAAATTGTAATGATAATATCCTGATCTGGTTCGCCCACTGATCAGAGGTCCTTGAGAAGTCCCCTGTCGCATTCTGCAACTGTTGCTGTACGAATGCATATCTTAAGGCTACTTTCTCCTGTTCCGTCATGGCACTGGTCGTTTTACCGAATCCATTTGCCAGTGCGTATTGATCAAGAGCTGTCTGTGTCATTACAATTCCTAAATCTTTCAACGTCTCCGTTTCTCCGGAGAACACGGATTTCAGTTTCGTGAAAGCTTCGTCCTGCGAAATGTTATAGAAAGAAGCAACATCTCCAGCAAGTCCAGTAAGAGCCGTGCTCATCTTGTACGATTCTTTTTCAGAAAATCCAAAAGCGTTCGCCATCGCTCCGAATGTTCCTGTAAACTTCTTTGCCATCGTTTCAGAAAGTCCAAATGTACTTACTGCATTTTGTGCAAATTCGTTTACTTTTTTGTTCATTGTTGGAAATACTACATCGACAACGTTCTGTACCTCTGTCAGATTTGATCCTAGCTCAATACAGTCTTTCGCAAAACTTGTTAATTCTTTTACAGCAAAAGCACCGGCAAGCATCTTTCCTGTTTTCTTTGCGAGATTCTGTATTCCACCTAACTGTTTATTAAATTGTTGCTGATTGATCACCAGATCTAAGCCAATCTGTCCTGCACTATCTGCTGCCATACTTATCACCTACCTTGCTTTTTCACAAAGTAGGCTGGCTTAGCTACTACAACGGTGCTTACCTATGCTCTTCCCTTTGCGGATCCATACTATATTTACCTGTTTGCATCGGGGACATTTAATTTCCCCTTTTACATATTCTGCGACCATCAATGTCTGTCCGCATTCCTTACATTTTATCTTTTCAATTTGTTATACCTCCTGCCATATCAATAAATGCCTGTTTCATCGTTTCTAAGAAATCATTCGTTTCTTTTTCTGTCTTTGTCTTAGCGGCTTTTCTTCTCCACTTGTTCCTGATCTCTTTTTGTTCCGGAGTAAACTCTTTGATCACTTCGTTGTCATCTTCTAATCGGATAGATACGATCCGTCCTAAGGATGTATCTGGCCCTATTCCACAAAGCAGAGCTTTGAACTCGTGCCATTGCATTTCCTTAAATTCTTTGGAATAGATTCTGATTCCATACTGCTCCGCAAATGATGATACGATCAGATCCCAATCTTTAAACAGATCATATCCAGGATCAACTACTCCCCCGATTCTTCTTCACCATCAGTTCCAGAAATTAATGAAATTGCTTCCTGAACAACTACGGTATAATCATCAAATTTCAGATGAAGCTTTGCTAAGTCTTTCTGTGCTTTATCTGTAAAGATCAGCTTGCAAAGTTTTGAGATCGTTCCTGGAGTCACATCGTCTTCTGCATCTCCTAACTCTCCCATGACTTCGATCATAGTTGTCGCATCTGCATTCACTTCATATTTCTTTCCGTTGATCACTAATGCCGGATTCTCTTCAAATTTCAGCTTATCTGTAATATCTACTACTTTTCCCATTTTATCTCCCTTTCAAAAAAGGAGAGGTTTCCCTCTCCTAAACTCCTGGTGTTACTGTTGGTTTACCGTTGCTCTGTACTTCAAATTCCAGAGGTGCAACTGCTGTAGAATCTCCTGCTCCTACATTTGTCACATTGATAACTGCACTTGCAAACTTGACAACTGTTTTGTCCGGGAACGTCCACTGAAAATCTTTTTCTACATTCCTTCCATTTTTCCATGCCAATCCTGCAACCGCATCATTTCCGGCATCTCCTACATTTCGTTTTGCTGTAACTGAGATCGTAACGGATTTTGCGGTCATTAATCTGCGTGTCCACCCTTCTGTATCAAAGGGATTCCATTCTTCTACGCCGTTATCAAAGGACACATCAAATGTTTCACAGTCTGCGATATCTTTCATAGCTGCTTCTGATCCAGATGCTGCAGTGTCGATCTGAAACTGATTCTCATAGCAAGGATATACTCCGCTTCTAGCTGTTTCGCTCATCGTCTACCTTCCTTTCGTAATAAATGTCAAACCAAATGACACGTTCATAGATTCCTTTATCATCCGTTCCAACATCTACTGGCTCAGGAACCTGCATGGATAAGAAATCTACTTTTGTATCTTTGATCATGAATTGTTTCTGTGTTTCTAATATTTCAAACAGTTCGGCTGCTGCCTGTTCTGTTTCTTTTGAATTGTTGTTCCAGTGGACTAAGACAGATATACTTTTCGTATCATATTTCTTATATCCACCTACTGCGTAACGTTTTGGAGCATAGGAACTTCGTTGATACACTCCAATGGATCTGTCTTTTTTGTTGTCTAACTTTCCTGCGTAATAATGATCAGCTTCATATACTGTTTTCAGCCAGTCTTTTACATCTGCTAACAAAATCATACGCCACTCTCCCTTCGGTACAGTTTCTTAAATGCTTTTTGCGCAAAATCTTCATACAATCCGCCTGGAAGCCAAGGATTAAACCATTCACCGCCTGCAAACGGATTTTCGTACGTCTGAAAATGATATTCTGGGTGGAAATACAGTCTCCTGGCATACCGTGTCGTAGATACAATCCTCGCACGTCCTATTTTGCTGTAAGTATAATCGGCAAATGTATTATCAATTAGATTTCCTGTATCAAACGGCATGACCTGAGCTTGTTTAACTTCATCATGTAAAGCCTCTGCTGTCTGCTCTAACGCTGTAATTTGTGCCTGTGAAAGTTCTCTTAGTCTTTGTGTATTAATCTTTATAATTGAATTACAGCGGATCATCACATCAACTCCAATCTGGTATAATTGACACTTCCATCTGGATTTCTAGCTTTCTCTCCAGAAACAATTGTTCGTTCTACTCCGAAGATAATAGCAGTGCCATTACTAATCACAGCTACATCTGGGGCGATATCTCCACAAAAAAGAGCAGACCCCGTAACCTGTACGATCTTCTGCTCATTTGTCATAACTCTTTTCGCTTTGTCCTGATAATTGCATTTGAAATCTGCATCGATTAGAGTGATCGGCTGCCCTTCCTCTCCAATCTCCTCACTATCAATTCGAATGTGAATATCCGTCTGACACATTGATTTTGGAATTAACTCTGGCCATTTCATCAGATCGCCCCCAATCTCCTGCAGCACAATCCTGTCTGCTCTAACATCGCGTAATTATCAGCTTTCATGATCACTCCATCCTGAACTGTCACATTCCATCCACCGGCATTGATTCCCATTGACACGCCATTGATCGAATAAGAACTTAAGACACTGTTGATCAGAGATTCATTCTCTGCTTCAAAATCTGCCTGTTTGCAGACAACCAGACGAATCACATCTTTTTGAAACTCTGTCAGATTCTCAAATCCTCTTGCTACAATACGGTTAAATGTAAGCGTGTCAATGTGTCGGCTTGCGATATACAGTCTCTTTTCAAGATCATCTGTTGTGATCACACCGCTGACTTTTTCATAATACTCCTGATCCACATAAGAAGTGAGTGCCATATGCACCACCTCCTACACTTCGGTATATTCCGTAGTGTCTACGTCAACGTAAACAGAATCAACCTTGCCATCTTTTCCGTTCGGGAATACAAATACGTCAGATAAAGTTCTGTTCTGATACAGATAACCATCACCTTCTGTATGTGTTCCTGGATCAAAGTAATAGATGGATGAGATCTTAGGAACTGTCTTACATGTCTGTCCGCATGCGATCAGCACATTGATCTTATGTGATCCTGTTACGGATTTACCTGCGTCTTTCTTTACTGGTGCAAATCCGCCTTCTTCAACTTCCCAGTTAAACTTATCATAGAAGCGTTCATCATCGATAACTTCCATAAGTGTTACGCCATCAATATCTGTGACTCGTGTTTCGATTCCCATACCGCCTTCTGCGATCTGAGTCATCTCAATCTTACGAGTAAATTCTGTAGACAGTTCTAACAGATCCATGATCGCAGATGATACATACATGATCAGTGATCCATTCGCTTTATATCTGCGAAGTTTTCCTGCTGCAAGGAATCCTTTTAACTTGCTGAATACATTTGCTTTTGTATAATCACTGGAAGCTGTTGAGCTGTGATATCCAGTCACTTTCTGTGCAGCCTGTGCTACTTTAGAGAAAAATAACGCATCTGTTTCTGGAACTACCTGAGTTTGTTCAAAGACTTTGGAAATATTCTGGATAGATGCTGTTGCGTTTGTCTCATCGACATCTGCTTTATCAACAAGAAATGATACATCTCTGTCGTGTTCTACGGTAAATGCAGTATCTGCCTGTGCATAAGTTCCTTTGTTCCATCCGCCATTTCGACTGTGGTTTTTGAATCCAGATACAGACATCTGTGTGAAGTGGAATGTTTTCGCATCCAACCATGTTACATTTGATGTTACAAATGGAGAAGTTAATGTTCCCTGCATTAAGATCTCCAGAAGTTCTGGCTCCCATACCTGTGCATAATTTAATGCCATTCTTTCTTACCTCCTAATTAAATCGGTTCCATCGTTTTGTTGGTACCGATTTCTGCTGTGGTGTATTGCCACCAGTCTCTCCGCCATGCTGCTGACCAACTCCGATCTGACGGAATCCTGTCTGCTGCTGTTCCTGTGGTTTTAACTGTGGCACATCTTCCAATACTTTGTTTAATACTTCTTTTAATTTTTCGGAATCAATCTTTCCATCCTGTACGACCTGTGACACGTCTGCCAGTTTTAACACGTAAGGCATTGTTTTTAAGTCGATCCCAAGTTCTCCAGATAACTTATAAGCATCACGCTCGATCATAGCTTTCTGTGCCATCTGCTGCGCGTTCTGTGCCTCGTTCTGGATTGCTTCGATGTTTGGTTCATTTGCAGCTTTCTGCTGCTTAAATGCCTGCATTGCCTGTTCAGCTTCTTCCTGACTTAAGCCCTGCTGTTTAAAGTAGGCTTTTAATGCAGTGTTTTCTTTTGCTGCTAATGTTCCATCCAACATCTGCTGAATCTTGTTGTAGTCAATCTGTGGCTGTGGTGGATCAGTTGCCGGTGGGGTCTGATTTGCTCCTGGCTGTGGTGCAGGTTCTCCCTGTCCTCCCGTTGGTTCTGATCCTGGTTCCGCAAAAAACTGTAGGTTCATATTTAATTTCTTTTTCATTGTTGCTCCTTTCCATTTTGTGGGTGTCTCCCAGTTATCCATTGTCTTCGGTGTCACCGCCCACGCATCTTTTACCCTCTTATCGTGTTTGGAGCATAAAAATAAGACGTCTTAACGGAACGTCTGCTACCGAGATTTATGGATCACCTCTTACTTTCTTGGCTTTGTGTTTCTTTTTGGTTTTTCTTCTTTCTCAGTTGCTTCCTGAGTTTCTGGTTCTTCTACAGGTTCAATGATTTCTTCCGCTACACCTGCTGCGATCAGTACCTGACCTCTTTCATCTGTAACGTCAAACTCATCTCCAACGTGTTTTTCAAAACCAAGTTCTCTGTCGTGATAATTGTAAGTTACTCTTACTTTCATTGCTGGTCCTCCTTTCCTTAAAAATGGGTATAAAAATACCACCAACCATTTCTGATCAGTGGTATTATCTATATCTTTTACTTCTTATCTTCATATTCTCTCACAATCTTCTTCATATACTCTCTGTATTCCTCTATCCCGTTGAAGCATTCCCAATGATACGGAATCCATTCACCAGTTATTTCATAACATCTCCTTTTTAAATACTGAATTTCTTCATCTTCTTTTAATGCCTGAATCAATTTTTTCATTCAACCAGCTCCTTATATGCCTTGAATATTCCATCTAATATTTTTTCTTTTTCATCCAATTCAAGTACATCTATGCTGCTTAAATTCGCAAATATTTCCATCGCCTGTACTTTAGGATTCGATTTCCAATAACTCTTTTTATGCCCTACTGGAACTATAATCTCACCTTCACTCAATGCGCTGATAATATCTGAAATTGCAAAGCTGTACTCATACTTCCCATTTTCTTGAAACCATTCTTGAACTTCATCTCTTTTATCATATACTTTTTGTCTACATTTTTCAATTTCTTGAAGAAATCTTTCATCTTTCCAACTATTGTATTGTAGAAAATCCATTCTATGTGTTATTTCATGCGAAAATACATAATCCATATCGTACAATTCAATATTAGGTGCTTTAGAATTGTATTTTATAATATCTTCATTAGGCAAATATGCAAAAGGCACTTTAAGTTCTTGGTCTTCTACAAATTCTACTGTATCCACAAAAAATGACATATTAGCCTTGTGTCTTGAATTATCTATGTTATTTTTTATCTTTTCTTTGAATACTTCGAGAGAATCCTTTATATTAAATCCTTCTGCTTTCTTTTGAAACTCTTGTTTCCATTCTCCAAGTTTTATTTCATACTTTTCTTTATTTTCTCTATCTAATGAATAATTTGCCAGTCTTCTAAATTTCTCTTTCTGTCTTTTGGCATATTGTTGCTTCTGATCATCCTTATAATCATCCTCAACTTTTTTAATCTCTTCCTTTGAAAACTTATCGTCTGGCGGTGTACTGATTCCAGGGAAGTATGTTGTGTGACTGTCTTTGCAGTTTGGATGATAAAGTCCTGCTGCCATTGCAGAACTCATCAATGGATAACTTCCATCCTCACTGCTTCCACCACTCCACACATCGTCGATCAGAATCTTTCCAACAAACGGCAGGCACTTTGGGCACGGATTTCCTCGCTTATTCATGATTACAAGATGGCAACCCCATTCTTTACGCTTTTCTCCTTCTCCAGTAAGATAAGCTCTCTTACTTGCTGTTCGGATTGCCATACCTGCGTATTCTTCTATTCGATGCATTGATCCATTCTTGTACTGGATGCATTGGATACCTGCTGCAAGAAAATCCTTTGTTGCCATATCTACAGCTTTTTCATAGGTGCCAACACCACTGTTCGCATATACCTGTGTATTGAATATCGTCTTTCGGTACTGATCATTTGCACGTCTTAGCATCGCTGTCTCTGCATTACCCATATCAGATACAGTTGCATCGATCAGTGCGTTCATCTTGCGATCATTAATCTTGAAGAATGCTCCATCGATATCTCCTGAACCACCAGATGCCTGCCCGATCGTTTCAAGGATATGTGCTTCCTGGTCTAGATATCCACGTTTTCGAGATTCACTAATAATCGCAGGAATGCTTGAATTGATTTCTTCAAATTGGCCATTATATTTTTTTGCATTTCTCTTGCGGTACTCTTCTAAAGCTCTTAACTGTTCTGCCTGCCACATCCCCCATTCGATACCTTCTTTTGTTTCTTCTGCTCGGTGTCGCTGCATATTACGCATCATCGATGCGATCAGTTCATCTTCTATCCGCTTAAGCGCTTCTTGAATATCGTAATCATTCATCTTTCACCTGTGTTGTAATACACTTTATACCCACGTTTCTTAAATTCTCGTTTCATCTCCTTGAGCTTTGACATGCTGCTGCACCTGTCCTTTCTCATCTCGATGATTCCGTTTTTCTCAATCGCATAAATACCAAACGGAACGTGATCACTCATCTGTCTTAGGAACTTTTTCGTCTCCTGTCGGCTCATTCTGTATGAGTGGTTCATTATTGTTACTACCATTTGATTCTCCTATCTGAAAATCTCCTGCTGCCGTATTGACCGCCGGATCTTCTACTTCCATGATTCCTTGTTCTGCTTTCAGTCTTGCGACCTCTTGTTTCTTCCATTCATCGTCTCTGGAATCGCCATACAGCTCGTCCACACAAGCTTCAACGCTCATGACTCCCTGTGATCTTCCTTTTCCAACAGTTTCAACCTGGCTCTCGAAAGATGGATTGGCATATTCTCCAAACGTTACATCTACCTCGACATCATCATTACTGCTCTGCCCATTTAGTTCACGGTATGCTTTGATACTTACCTTGATCAAACTTTGCAAGTCTTCCTGCAATGCGCCTACGATCGCATTTCTGCTATAAAGTGTAGCTTTCTCTTTTTCTCTCTGTGCATCTGCGTTATCCAGTTTCTTTACGTCAATCCCTAACGTTGACGGACTGATCAGACCTTGCAAACATAAATCCAGTGCTGTTATGTATGCTGATAGATAGCTTTCATGTGGAATCTCTGGTTGCTGCAATACAATCTCATTCTTTGCACCTTCGTGCATGTCGGAATCTGTTTTGATGTATCGATTATCAAATGGATTCACTGGTAATGTCGCTCCTGTTTCTGGATTTCTTGGAATGAAACATTCTGGAATATACTCTTTACTTCGTCCGGATCGCACTGCATCCATCCATTGACTGAACGCTTCATCGAACGCATCAAACGCATCAATTTTACGATCAAAGATACTCTGCCCTCTACTATCCCATTTTCCTGATTCAAAGAACATAAGCGGTACAGCGAGCATATATTCGCCACGTTGCTTAATCTCTCCATCTTTGCCTTCCTGGTATGTTGAGAATGCCAAGTTCTGCAAGTTTCTTGTTTCATCCAGTGCATCAAGTGGTACTTCCTTATCATCACATGTCAGCTTGTATTTGATATACCCATAGCCGTAATACTCATGCAGGATATACTCTCTTCTCTTATGGTCATAAACCGTTTTGAACTCAATCTCTGTGATTCTGCCACGGTTATTCTTAACCTCAAGTCGTTCTCCAGGATAGTACTCAATGATCGGATACTGTGAAAGACTTGTATCAAATGTGACCTTAAAAGCTCCATCTCCGATGTACAGAGTTTCTTTCGTTGCTTTCTCCAGTCGCTTCTTGATCTTGTTCTCTTTCGCGATCTCATCCCAAATATCCTGATCCTGCTTCTTTTTAAAATCAAAATCGTTTAGACTGGCAAGAGTCACACTTGTGAGCATGTCCACGATCAGCGATGGAAGTCCTGTATGAATCTTATTGATCTCCATCCCTGGACTGCACTTCGCCGCCCAGAAACTCTGCCGGCTTGTATTGATAACAAGCTGTCGGTACAGCTGTTCCAGTTCGTTGCTGTCCCCTCTGTACCAGATACGGTTTTTAATTGCATTTGCTTCGTAGTCCAATGTTTCAGTTATGTTGATTCTTGAGGGATTCGCCGGCTGTACATTTAACCAACTGCGAATCCCTCCTTTTACTTTTTCCATGATATTATCCACCCATTTCATCTTTGTCTCCTATTTGCATCTTGTATGGCAGCCATGCATACTGACTGGCATTGATCGTATGGTCGTTTCTATCCTCTGGTTCATTGTTCTTATCTTCTTTCCAACTGTATCGTTCAAGTTCTGAGATATGGTTAACACAATGTTCAAGGACTAAATAGGCATCCTGTTGCAACCATGAGATCTGCAGCAGGATCCTGTCTATGATCGTCGTTTTCTTGTATGCCGGAATGAAATTATGCGCACTGCCATGCAGACGTTTGTGTTTGTTTAACTCTGTGATCGTTGCCTGATCGGCAGAATCTATGAATACATCTCTTGCGAATCCCCATTCTTTCCTGTTTGTTTCCAGAAAGTCTACAAAGTTTCGCACCGTATCTGATGGTGCTAGTGGGATTGTCAGATCTGCATTGCTGTAAATCTTCTCATCTACTGTGATCACTCTGCGATCTTCTGTGATGATCTGGTAAATCATAGCAATCGTATCTTCAGACTCAGAAGAGTAAGAAGTATCCAGACCTGCAGTGATGGTTTTTATCTTGATCTTTCCATCTTTTAGCTGTTGCTTTAACCACGCCTTTGTTTTAACGTGTCGTTTCCGATCAAAATTCGAAAAGACAAGACCTGTTGCTTTTCCTCTTAGCCCTTCAATCTTGTTCTTCCAGATCTTCGTCCCTTTTGGAGTGTTGGCGATGATCTTGTCTAGTTTTTCTTTTGGTAATCCCAAATTATGAACAAAAGAAAAGAACCAATGGACCCAGTTAGGTTTTGATTCTTCTTTTAACTCATCTTTTATTTCTTTTGGTGTTTCTTGTTCCCACTCTGGAAGTGGTCTGGAACAATTTATGTATTCTTTGTAAATCGGCAGTGCCGGATCATCAGGGTTTAGTGTTGCCATCAGGTAATCACAACGCATCGCTGATTCTCGCACAAAGTCAATATCTGCTGTATTGATCTCATCAATGTATAAACAACCATACTGACCACCTAAGGCTTTCTGCCATTTTTGTTTGTCTCCATATCCAAGTACATAAATAACTTTATCGCCTTTGCTTGTGTGATACAGTAAATGCGGAATCTTATCATCTTTGGTTCCGTTTCCGTGGTACTCGACTAATTGCCCAAAATCATCAATGATACCAAGGTCTTTGTTGATGATGTTCTTTTCTGCGGTACCGGTATCTTTCGCTGCAAGGATATGCAGTTTCTTTGGAGATTCTGCTACCTTAAGCATGAACTTGAAAAGACCTACTGTCGTTTTACCTGCTGCCGTTGTGCTAACCTTCCAAGAACTCAACAGGCGCATCACACCTTATAAAAGCTTTGTACTTTTTAGATAATAATAATCTTTCGGAACTCATTGGAATTAATCACCCCCTATACAAAAAAAGAATATTAATTAATCATTTTCTTTATATTCCCAACAATATCCATATGCACTTTTACATTTTCCTCTTGCACATCTGCTAATCAACCTATCTTTTTGTGTTCCCTCTCCAAATAAATATCGTGCTGCCTCACGACAATTTATAAATTCCTTCAAAGTCTTTCTTGTTTCTTTATCTAACTGAATTACTATTTTGGTTTGTCCTTTTTGCTGGTTGATTTTTTGCATCTTTTCTCGATATTCTTTTGTGTTATGTGCTTCATTGCTCTTTTCCCTAGATTTTATATTCATATCTTTATAATCTGGATTCATCAAGCCATACTCTATTGCATGTTTAGTATTTTCTTTACTCGTTACCCATTCTAAATTATTGACATGGTTATTTTCTTTATTACCATCAATATGATTAACATAATTTTTACCTCTTAATCGTTTTATGAATGCTTCTGCGACAAGTCTATGTACTGATTTTACTGTTGGTTTTTCGTACTTAATATTGCCTTTTCTCAAATTAACTCTTAAATATCCATTTCGAGCTTTTCTCGCACTTATAATCTGCCCTGATTTATTATTTTTAATCCTGCCCAAATTGCTAACCGAATATCTGTCATACTCTTTAATAATTTTCCATTTTTCCTGTTTTGGCATATCGTTTACCTCATTTTTTTTGAATCTTATAAGCTAATTATAACTTACATTTTCAAAAATATACACTCATTTACCCACCTCGCATCTGATTGATCAGATCATCAAGTTTGGATTTTTCTTCTTCCAGACCAGATACTTCCATGCGATCTTTGAACATTCCAAGGTGCCTTCCTAATAGTTCTAATGCTTTCCCTTTATCATTCAGCTTAATTTCTACGCCATTGCGCCCTTCTTTAATTCCTGCGATCGCTCTTACCATCGTATCGGATAAATCTGCGGTATTTTTTATAATCACTTGTCCATCTCGGACCTCGGCGTAATCTGTAGCTTTTGCAAAGGCAATTGATGCTAATTCATTAAGCACTCGATCTTGCGTGATCTCTGTTCTTTCACTTCGCTCCTGCATTCGAACACTGATATACTCAGACACATCTTTAATTTTTAGCAATCTGCTTGCGGCAGCTGCTGCCGTATCTCCATCCTTCACTCTTGGATATGCAACTCTGTAAGCCCGAGATGCATTCAGATCTATCAGGTATTCATCGGCAAATAGTTTTCTTTTTTCTGTTAATGCCATCTAGGCTCACTCCTTTCTCTAAAATGGACCTCCAGGGACTCGAACCCCGGACCGATCGGTTATGAGCCGATTGCTCTGACCTGCTGAGCTAGAGGTCCTTATGCCGGATTACTCCGGCTTTTATTCTTCTGTGTGGCATGTATTTGTCAGCTTCTTATACACGTCCTCATATAGTTCCTGTTTGTCTCCGTTGTACGTGTATTCTGCATAGATACCGTCCCCACTTACTGTAGTAGATACCAGGCATTTGTAGTTCTGTAATGTCTTACAGCTCCATACTACAAATACATTGCTTAAGTCAATCGGCTGAATGTCATTAGGTTCTTTGTGAGGGTTATCGCTCTTGTTATACCAATCAACCATTTTTCTCTTACAAACACTCTGAAAGTGATCCATTCCTGTAATGATCATTTTGTTCTCCTTTACTCGGACATCAAATCTACTTTTTCAATTGCTGCTCTTGCTTCAAGCACTGCGATATATTCAGACATTGCTCTGATCTGCATATTGTAAATGCTACGTGGACAAGTTGGTTCAAATTCAAGTGTTCCATCATCCCACTTTTTAAGCATTCCCTTTAATCCTTCATAACGAATTACTAACTGAGCATATTCTGCCTTGAAACGTTCTTTATAATCTGTACTTATCATGCCAACAACTGTTGCCGGTAATTTGTTTTTGTCATATTCAATATAATCAGCTTCGAACATTTCTTTTAGTAACCACTGCACATATCCGTTCTCATATTCCATCAAGTATCCTTCATCCATCGGATCTTCATCTGCAGGAATCTGCCATCCTCGATAATTGTTATAATCACCTCTTGTCATCGGTTCTGCTTTAACGATTTTTGTTCCAATATACTGTTTCATTCGTTACCACCCTTTCTAAATTTACGCATAAAAAGACTCGGGGTCCGAAGATCACCCGAGTTCATTCATTAAGTAAAAAGAAGAGGACTAATTATGAAGTATCGCTTCATCTAATCGCTCTAGCCTATATATTAGCCTATTTTTTGCGAACGTGACCGAACATTTTCTAATTTTCTTGAAAAAATCTTGTATTTCTCATTCTACAGCTATCTTCTGTATAAGCTACTCTCCTCTTTGGATGTAACTGATTCATCCTATGTGCCACCTGTAGCCACGTCATGCCATCAATGTAGTAGAACCTGAACATCATTCTAAGTTCGCTCTTCTCAATGCTATTTATGTATTCTTCCGCTTGGTTCATAAGTTCCAGAAGTTCATTCTCTTTCTCGATCAGCATCGCTTTTCGTTTATTAAGCAGCAGCTTCTTTCGTCTTAACTCTGGTACTGGCATACCCTCAACAACAAAATGCTGTATTCCACCCATGCCACCGCTTACTGTGTCTTTTACAGTTCCTTCTTCCTCAATCCTTGCGATCCGCTTCTCTGTTTGCAAGATTCGTTTTCTTATATCTTTCACTTCTTCAATCATGTCTGCGTATTGGATCAGTACGTTCTTGTCCACGTTCTCCCCTCCTGTTACGATTTATTATCTGCTGCCTTATCCGTTCTGTCATTTTCTGGTACTCTTGTTTGTATTGCACCCGATCGGCACAAATGCCCATGCAGTTTATCTCTGCACAGGCTTTGCATGGATCTACCATATCTTTCTTCCACCTTTTTGCTTCATCAGGTTTCTTTTGTAAAACTTCCCTTTGGTCGTCGAATAGTATTTGTCTTTATCTTCTTTCTTTTTCTGTCTGATCGCCTGCATGCTTAACTTCCAGGCAGTAAATTCAGTACATTTTCTTCGACATTCAACTCGTTTTTCTCTTTCTCCGCCATGATCACACTTAAAACATGGACAATCTTGATATCCCATTTATGTATCACTCCTTTTACTTTATGAATACTAGCCAACGTGTCTTTCCTCGTTGGTCTCCAAGTAATGGTTTATGATCAAATTGTTCTAGCACTTCTTTCAACGGTATCTGATCTTCATTCCACTTGAATACTAATAATCCATCTGGTTCCAGAACTCTCATACATTCATCAAATCCTTGTTTTAAATACGTTGGCCAATCTTTCGGAAGTATTCCATATTTCTTAGCTAACCAACTTCCAGTTCCAGCATGTGCTAAATGTGGCGGATCAAATACAACTACCTTAAAACTATTATCAGCATACTTCATATTGCGAAAATCCATTTTCACATCAGGCTTGATAAGTAAATGCCTTCCATCGCACAATGTAGTTTCGAGTTCTCTGTTATCCTGGTATAGAACTTCTGGATTCTTTTTATCAAAGTAAAACATTCTGCTGCCGCAACATGCATCTAATATTCTTTTCTTACCTTTTATAACACCTGTCAGATTCTCTGTTATTTGTGTACCACCAAATACTTCATTGTACATTTCATTAATTTTTTCATCTGGTAGCTGTTCAAACGATGTATAACCAAGATTTACACATTTTGCATAAATCTTGCATGTTTTTTCATCACAATGTCCTATGTTTCCGCATCGTCTTCTTAATCTCCATATCTTCTGCTCCCTTGTCATAACTCATCCCTTTCTTTCGCTGCGGCACAGAGTGACATCACTGCCACTCCTGCAACTGCTCCCATAAATAATCCGCTTAAAAATCCAATGATCATAAATTAACCCTCCATCGTATTCTCAAACCTGTATTTTTGCCTTGCATCTGGATATTTTTCGTGATCTACTTCACTCATAAACATCTGTAATGGTCTTGCATAGATTCTTTGCATTTCTTTTGTAGCAGCATATACTACAAGCAATTCATTTGTCTCCGTATGGCGAGCAACATTAAGAACAACATATAAGTTCCCTTTAAAGTGTTTGTACACTTCGTAAGGTTTTGGCATGTGTCGTCCATTTAGCATTTTCACCACTCTTTCTATTTTCTCTATTGTCTTTCCCATATTCTTAACGCTCCTTTATTCCAAGTGGAATGTTACATTCTGCATGATTGATCCCAGTATCAAAAATTTAATAGCTTGATAGCAATCTTTTTTTCGGTCGGAATAAAAATAAATTCCATAACATACGATTGTTAGTGTTAAACTTAATACTTTTACAGCATCTTTTGTTGTTATCATTTCTTACTGCCCCCCCCCACATCGTAAATCTCACATGATACTACTTCGTTTCCTGTTCCGTTATCTGTAACCTCAACATCCACGTCATATCCGGAACCCACCAGAGCATCAATGATGATACTCTGGATGGATTCTTCTTTTGTATGGATGTAGGCTTTTCCTAATCTTTGTCTTACTTTGCCCATTACTCTTCCTCTAGTTCTTTTTGGATTTCGCTTGTTAATTCACAATAATAATTATCTATTACTTCTTGACACATTTGAGTTAGTGCATTAATGCTTGATAAACAAAGCATATTTTCTTCATAAATTACATAAGCTGGTGTTTCTCCATCTTCTTTGTATAAACATTCAAATGCAATAACATATATTTCATTTATCTCATTACAATCTTTTAATTCGCCTCTTTTTCTATATAATTTTTTAATAAGTCTTTTATAAAATCCTACCAAGATTTTCATAGCTCCGTCTTCATCTTGGTCCAGATTATAAATTATTTCTGGCTGATTCATAATTGTACAAATGATTGTCTTTTTAACTGCATCCTTGAATTGTGTCTTTGTAATCATATTCTCTTCTCCTTCCAGCTGATACATCAACTGTTGTATTGTTTTATTAATTGATGTATTAAATGATATATTAGTTAATCCTTAACTTTCTTTAACAATTAATAGAAACGGTCTTTCTGCATTTCATCATCAACTTCCTTTGGTATCGGAATCGGTTCAAAGTCATCGCTTTCCCCATTCATAAATTTAATCAAGGCATCTATGTTCAAGTCATCTATGTAGTT